GTTTTTTAACAGTTAACAAGCCCATTCATGGACAGCCAGTCCTTAGGGCGGGAGGATAATATGGCACGTGGTGTAAAATCTTTAAGTAACTATACGGTTGCAGAAGCGCAAAATGCTAAGCTTGGTCAAGCTGGTGCTATTATAATAGATGGTACTGATGCGATATCAGGCCCATTTGTAGCGGTTATGGGACTAGAGGATTCTGTTGTAGATACATCAGAATGTGATGTTAGTTGGTTGTCTGGTACGGTACCAGCCACTTTTAAAATACCGGCAGGCGGAACTATATATGGATATTATGCTTCTATCGAATTAGATAGTGGTTCAGTAATAGCTTATTATGGCTGATAATTGTGTCCATTGTTCTAATCCAAATCCTGAGAATTGGTTCTATTGCAGACGATGCGGTGAGCATGCTTCTAATGAAAGGTATTCTAAGAATATGTGGATGAGAACCGAAAGAGGTAAAAGAACTGATATGGAATTTCGCAATATAACTATGGATGAGCATATCAAAGAAGTAGAGGAAAGCAGAGATGGCGGGCACATTAAAAGTTAAAATAGAAGAAGAGATTGTTTTAAATAATCAGAATTATGGTTCTAAAAGAACATTATCTATTGCCAGTATTGCAAGTATAGTTAAAAGAATTGTTTCTGTATCAACTACGGAAACGGGTCTTTTAGGTTTTGCAACTACATCGGCAACAGATTTATCTAAAAGTTATTTAGCTGGTTTATTCGATGAAGATGATGTGAGGTATATAAGGATAACAAATTTAGATAGTAGTAATCATATTACTTTAACATTCAGGGATGAGGATAGTACAGAATTTGCTGTTAAGGTAGATGCTGGACATTCATTTATATATCCGGGTGATAATAGTACTGGACTTGCTGATTCCATGCATGCTGGAGGTTCGGCTCTTACGGTATCATTAAATGATTTAGTCGATATTACAGCAGACGCTGATACAGCGGCTTGCAGTGTAGAAGTTTTTGTAGCGAGTGCCTAATGGCTACTTTTAAAGTACAGATTGAAGATATGGTTGGTTCTGTCGGTGACGATACGGCACTTACCAGTTGGTTGACAGACGGGGCTAAAGAAATAATAAACTTTATGCCGGCACCGGAATTAAGTCTGGTATCGGCCCAGCAGACGTTTACATCTGCGGCAATAGGAAGTGAAGCAGAAACATTAAATACAGGAAAGATTTCACATGTGTTCAGGAATGATGGTGATATTGACCAGCCTTGCCGACCAATACAGGCTTTATTTAAAGGTCGCGCTTCTGACCCATATGATATGCAATATGCATCT